TGTCCGGCAGCAATATAAGGAATTCCTTGATAAAAACCATCCTCCAAACCATCAACATAAGGTTCGGCATCAACAAAAATAGGTTTTCTGCGGTACCTTTTGGTTTTGCTCATTACTTACACCGTCCTCGGTTAGATTTAACAATCCCACTTATCTAAAGCCAATTTCTTTCGTGTCGACCTGCCTTTTTCGTCCTTTAACGGTCCTGGCATACCACCCATTCTTGCACAGAAGGACTTCCTTCTTGCCGCTGCTTTAGGTGATTTCTTAGCCGTTTCCTTAGATACAGGAGGTTTAAGGTTACTGCCGGGGTTTTCCTTCTCGTAGGACTTACGGCCTTTTTCATTTAAGCCACCAGTTTTATTTTTACCTTCTTTTCTCGAATATGCAGGAGTTTTCATTTTATCACCACTGTTCTTAGATTAGTCATACTTCCTCAATTAAACGGTATAACCTCATAGTCAATACCGTTGATGTATGCCCATTTGACTAGATCCATGAGTTTAGGTTTAGTAGACATATTCACATCATAACTATGCTCTGCAATTACCCTTGCTTCTTTAAGGTGACATAGCGGTACAGAGAACCATCCTTTGTCACACTCAATTTTGTGGTTAGGTTTCTTAGTGGCATCCAATATCTGCTTTGCCGCATCTAAATATTCAGGGAGACATAGAATTACTGTTGGTTCTTCTGTGAACAAAGTATCAGTATTATTTTTCATCAGACATACCTCTATAATGCTCAAGAAACGCCTCTGCAAGAATTTCACCGGCACGTTTCTTAGCAATCTCGATAATCTCATGCTTAGAATTAAGACAATCATCCAAGAATTCTGCAAGATAAATTTCAGCAAACTTTTGAGCAGACATTTTTACTGCCTCATCAAATACTGCTTTCCCGAAATCAATAAGATAGTGATCGCTTATTTTTGTATTTATATTTATGGAACGAGTGTTATCATCCTTAAATGTGGTAACTTGCACGTTAATTTCCTCCGTTCTCGGTTGATTAAATATAAAACAATGAAGTTTTGGAAATTGGTAAAAGTTATAAACGTTTATCTAGTGATAGAATAAGGTACAGGTACCCGCCGCCGGAGTCCCACCAATCCATACCGGGGGTGTTTGACCCCCACCCCCTCTTTTTGGCGAATCTCCTATCTAAATACGTGCGCTCGCTCTCCTGCTCGCGTATGCGCTGCGCTCTGTGCGTACAATACAGTATCACAGCCCTGGGGTTGTGAAGGGGTACGAGAACGCCAAAATGTCCATGAGTGAAGGACAATGACCAAAACTGAACCGATGACCGAACAACTGACTAAGAAATGCAGGAAATACGGCACTTTTGGCCTGATTTAGTTGACATAATGCACATTATGAGAACCAAATGTTAAAAACGTGTAATAACTATCGACTAACTTTACGTCTTACCTTGTCTATGAAAGAAGGAGTTATCTTTGATTTGATGCGCCTTTTCTTTGCCTCTTCCACATAAGATAGAAGTTTGTCTGTCGATATGATGCCTCTATGGGTTAATGTATGACAGTGAGAACATAGGATAGCCGCATTGTTCTCTGCATCGTGAGTGCCACCCTGAGACATAGGTATAATATGATGTGAGTCACAGCCACCAAAAAGAACATTTGAATCCGTAAAGCCACATACAATACAAGAATCTCCCTGTAATAGATGTGCCTTGTTTTTGAATTCGCTTACCTGCGCTTGAGGTACATCTTTCTTTCGTGTACGGCAACACATTCTAAACATCTAACGGCACCTCTGCCTCTATTGATAATAGGATTTCCGCAGTCTAAGCATGTTTTCATTGCTCAAAACCTCCCTAATACTCCAACAACTGCTCCAGCTCCTCGTCGCTCATACCGGCAATGCGAACGTCCACAGGACCACCGTCCGCGCCTGTGAGCTCTAGCTTTTGTGTGTCGCTCCATGAATCAGGTTTACGATTTTTCAGCCATGCCATAGCTGCGCCCGTATCTGGTGGATAGTGCTTTTCCGTTGGCACAATAACCGGCACACCTTCATGGACGAATATTTTGTCCTCTGGATGGGTGTAACCTTTCGCTCGCTGATACAGACTTTGTGCTATTTCTGTATCAGCGATTACCTTACCTCTCTTTAAGGACTCGCAAAATAATGGATATTCTAACTTCCATCTATTTACAGTAGCTTCGTCAACTTCAAAAAAATCAGCTAAACTTTTGTCCGTTGCTCCCAGCAGACACAATTTATAAGCCTGTTCATTGTATTCCTCTTTGTACTTCGTTGGTCTTCCTGCTGGCATAATCATTTCACCTCAATTTAATTAGATATTCCTATGTAATATACATTATTACGTTATCCCTTCGCCATATACGAACGATTAATATAATAGTGTCCGTTCCGCTTAAACATCACACCTGCATCAATCAGCGGATTGACTAACCTATAAGTATTTCGCTTCTTTTCTCCAAAGATAGCCGCTATATCATCAATGGTCAGTTTTTCTTTGCTTCTAATACCTACTAAGGCGCCACTATCCCAATCAATTAAAGGTACGATCTTTACCAAAAAACCCATATCCCTGAGACTTAGCTTATTGTCTAACTCAGTCAGTTTTTCGCTAAATAACTTCACATATGACTTCTTGTTACCTGTACTACGTTTTTTAGGTGGATTTTTGCTTTCGTTCTTCTTATTCCAAAATCCATAGTATTCGTGTTCTATGTCCGCATCCCTGACGTGTATGTATTCTGACTGCTTATCTGGCGTTTCCTCGCGTGTAAAAATGGCCTGTGCTGTTGTCACATTCACACCAGCAGGAAATATACCATTGTCGGGTCTGTTGTGCCAAACCACAGCAACCATTTCCCCGTTGTCTACATCAATAACCTGTCTGCGCTTGCGACCATAACCAAAATCATCATCTAATACAATGCACCTTCTTATCAAACAAAAACAACTCACTTTCTCTTATTCTACTGCTTTTCACACTCCAAACCTGCAAACCCTTGTCATTACTGGGCTAGAGGTCATTTTTGTTGTGTCATTTTTTGACACAAACCTTATGCTGTTTGAAGTGTTTTTATGTATTCCAGCAACTCTTTTACCGGCCTAAACCATTCACCGCTAAGTCTAAATTCCTTAAATCGTTGATGTAATCCACATTCAACACGCTCGTTGCCTGGCAGAACGGCCAAAAGTTTCAGTTTCACCGGAAAACCTGTCTGTAAAGCATGGAGTCTTTTATTAACGTCTTTCGATGTTCCTATTTTGATAGGCCCACCTTTTTCGCCCTGCACAAAATAGACATACATCTTATTCTTTCCTGGTTTATACTGCTCTGGCGAAAGAATGCGCTGTTGCAGTTTGTTTTGCTTCACCTGTTCGGCATATTCTTTATTCCGCAACTTTCTCTGGTTTATTACTTCCCAGCGCGGATCGTCTTTCTTGAAGCAATGTTTTCTTACCTCGTTAAGCAAGATAGACCAAAAGCGCGAATCACGTTTAAATTTGGTCAGTTTGTCCTGCGTTTTGTAAATGGCAAAGCATATGCCTTTTTCGCTGTATCCTTCTTTTTCGATACGGATAAGTTGCACCTTTACTTCATCAGTAAGTTTCATCTCCAGTAAACCTTCAAAAGCCAGCTTGTAACTGGTTGCCATCATTGTTACCACTCTCCTATGGTTATTTTTCTCCTGCTTAAATACAAGTGAGTCAACGCGACTGGAGAAAGTCGCGCTATTCGTCTGATCAGGACTATCTCACCCAAAAAACAAAAAGCACCCTCACGGATGCCCTCATAAGCAGTATTCTCCTACTCAAAACAGTAGGCACAAACAAATAAAAAAACATGGTCTAAAACTCCCACACTACCATAATAACACGGTTAAACCCCGAAAACAAGCAAAACTTTCCGTTTTCTCCCGTTTCCTGCTCTGCCTATACAATCAGTCAACTATTTTCTCTTTTCCTTCCCTCCACAATAAAAACAGCTTCGCCACAGTCCCCACGCAGCCACGCAAAACACATTACAGGTGATTTGTACCTCCAATTTGCGCATGGTCACTACAAGCACGTTTCCGGCTATTTTGCGTGTTTCTTCTATAGTAGCGTTTGCGACAGAGCGGTTCCGGCAGGTATTCGCGCTTTGACAGCTACCTTGTCATCATGGTATACTATCAAATATGGGAGGTGGGCACATGAGCAAAGACAAAAGAGTGCGGATCATATTCGACGCTGACATAGATTTTAGGACAGAAATAAAGATATTGGCGGCCAGAAAAGGAAAATCAGTTTCAGAAATTATCCGCGAAGCATTAGAAAAAGTATATCCGAATGAACTAAAAACCCAGCAATAATGCTGGTTGCAGGTTACTTTCAAGAACTTCTCGAAAAACTTTCAAAATACGAAAATAGCTAATATTATAAGCTAGACTAAGTATCATCTATACAGTTTAGTCTAATCACACTACATAGCGTTTTTTGAGGCTAGACGAATGTTTCGTACCATGGTATCATAAGCACATGGAAAACAGCAACGCAAAAACTAAATAACGAGGAGGAACACACATGACAAAAGTAAGATTCTATGAAATACAAGGATTGACAGACAAGGACAGTGAGGTAATAATACAACACGCACAGGCTGAAATTGAACTGAGCATAGATGAATACGGCAGAGTATACAACGAAGGCGGTCAATATATCGCAGACGCCAAAATGGTTAAAGCATAACCCACCTGACGAGACTGCCTGGTAACAGTCGAAACCCCGAAAGGGGTAGTGGGAAACCATATACAACAACACACGGGAGGTGATACCATGAATGAAGATAGAATGATAGAAATTTGCACTTGCGATAAATGCGGGGAAGATTTCGAATATGACTACTATGTAGCGAGTGGATTGTGTTGCGACCATTGCGGAACTGAAACTTGTCCAGAATGTTTTTCCGAACTAGACTATGAATGTCCTGGTTGTACAGCCTAACCTCGTGTTAGGTTTTACCTGAGCGCACGACGTTGAGGTAAAACCTAAAAGGGGGAATTAAGATGACTAAGGTTAATTTTTTCAACAAACAGAAAGATTTATACAACCGTATAGCAAATCACGGATGGACTGAAAGTGAAATAAACTCCACCACCGCGCATCTAACAGGAAATAGTCTTGACGGAGCGATTAACTTCGCTCTAAGCATGGTCAATTATGACCTTGACACAGAAGTTCTGAGCGCATTAAATCTAATCGCCGACTACTACATACCGAGTCGTGGGCGCAGGGGAAGCGACTTGGGTGTAACCTTTACCGTTCCGGCAGATAACAAAACTCAGAATATTTTTACCGCCGATGGTTATAGATTCATCTTTGCAGACTACACCAGTAGTCAATGGACCATGGAAGTAGAATCCGTAAAGTAGTAGTAAACGCCTAGCACTCCGCTAGGTTTTACCTCTGCATCCTGCTGGGTGTGGAGCTAAAATCTAAGGAGGATGATAAAATGCTGGAAACATACGAAAGTTACGTCAGTGAAGCTAGCAAGTATGAGCAATCATTGAAAGATGCTGAAAAAGAAAAGCGCAGGAAAGCGACAGACGAACTTTTGCAGAGCGAAAATAGTTTCGTCTATGTAGAAAATATTTCCAGTTGCACAGGTGGTTGGACATTGGTTTTGTCTGGCTCCGACGAATACTGGTTGGATTGGTTATATCTAGTCAACAGGGTAGACTAGGACTCCGGTCACTGCTTCGCCAAAACTCTCTGTAGAGGGTTTTGTTGAGGCAAAGGAGGAATACACATGGCAAGAAATATATCTTGTGATAGTCCAGAATTCCAACAGAAGTATTGCCCACAGACAGACGCTTGGTGCAGAAACGATACCTGCAAGGGTTGTAGTTTCAAGGATGATAACGTATCGGCGACACTAGAGCGCATCAGACGAGCAAACGAGGAAGTTATTAAACGCGTGGGAGGTAGGTAACATGACCACAATAATGCAAATTGACGAGCAAGGCGATATTTCCGAACTGGCAGCTTACACCCTGCCGGCAAAGCAAGCGTTAATTGCTTATCGCCAAAAGTATGAGTTAAACCGGGGCAACACATGGACTTACCCCAGCGATGACCCAGCAATTCGCGAAATGAAATCCGGCGAATACTGCTACTTCAAGGGTGATGCAAACATTTTCACCAGGTCCCTGCAATAGCAGGGGTTTTGCCCAAATCCTTTTCGATAAGGGTTTTGGTAAAATTAAAAGGGGGTTGTGATTTATGATAATATTACGCGTAGATTTAGAGGACGTCTTTGACAGTTGCAAATGGGATCGTAAATATCAAGCAGTACCGCGAAATGGTATAGTTGTCACTTTCCGTGATGACGAAGCAAGTAAGGCAGCGCAGTACATCAAGAGTCACAAGCAGGAAACAAGCAAGTATTACCGTTCTCTCATGCTGTATTCTGACAGCAAAGGGCAGGCGTTGTCGGTAGTGCAGGATGATTGGGAATAGCACCGCAGGGACAAACGTCCCTTGCCTACATTTCCCTGCTGGGAGGTGTCGGGAGGGGATTGCCCCAAAATATGAGGGAGGTTTTACTTATGACACGTAGACTAGCAAAAACAGCGCATGGATTACGCGAAGTATCAATTATTCCGAATCAAGTTACGGACAGGGACGGAATACCTGTTTTTAAAAACGACAAACCAGTTTTTAGCGGTTATGAGGTGTTGGCGTTTTGTAATGCTCCGGGTAGCGCACCAGCGCACCGCAATTTCGGAAAGCGCGACACATACCGGGAGGCGAGGGAGTTATTATTATCCCTGCCGGAAATTTCGGAATAGTCTTTCGTTGTGCCTACCTTTCGGGGTAGGTAGTATGAAACACTATTGAAGGGAGGAAACACGATGCACATAGGAAAAGTAAATATCGGAGAGGACGTTATTTTTAGGGCTTACATTGAAAGAAAAAACCTGTACGAAAATCGTATGGGCACGATTATAGATCGTGGATATAGAAATATATGCGGAGTTACAACATATGTATACGAAGTGTTGGATTGGGAGGTAAATATTCACACAACCAACGACTTCGTAAAATGATAGATAAAGGAGGAAACACAATGCAGCAAAAAATCCAGCGAGCACTAACCAAGGCAGGTTACGACAGCGAACCAACACCAGAAAACCTTACCTCCTGCTTTTTGGACTATGTCGATGCAGGAGTTTGGGGAAATTTGCAGTACGACGAGGCGCAGGA